ACCAATGTGTCGGCGATGTCCCCGGCGTACCAGCCACCGCACCCACCATCGTGTTGTTGCGGATGCTGTTTGTCCTCTGCTCCTCCACCAGCAGGCCCAGGCTTTCGCCGGTCGTGGGGTTGTGGTCAAACCTCGGCACATCCACAGCTGCCGTCTGCAGCGTTCCCGCGCTGTCGATGAAGGTCGCACTGCTGGCGCGGGTGAAGGTGACGAGGGGGCCGACAGTCTTGGTGACGGCGAAGTTAAGGTCGAGGCTTGGCACCGCTTGCGCAGCGAGCGCCAAGCTGTCACCAGCCCAGCCTGGCGTCAGCACATAGCGGAAGACCGGCGCGCCAATCATCAGAATCCAGCCTCAAGCACTTTGACGCGCAGCGTATAAGCGGTGCCGCTGGCAGGCGTATAGGCGCCCAGTGTCTCCAGCACTGCGTACAAGCTGGATGATGCTGGCTGCAATTTCATGATGCCGCCCTGGTAGTAAGCCTGCACGCGCAACATCGAACCACGAACAGCAGGCGTGCCAAGGTCGTAGCTATCCTGCCATGCTGCAGCATCAGATGTCGTGAAGGTATAGGCAGCGTTGTCAAGAATTGCGGTAGGCGCCGCTGAATACAAATGCACGCGGAATCCGGCCATGCCGGATGGCACCGTCGTATTGTTAATCAGCAGCTGAATCGATTGCACAAATACAAACGACGATGAACTTGCAGCGCCGGTCAGTTCATGAATTGCGCTAGTTGCACTGCCAATCGCATCGCCAGCGGTATAGGCGGTCGTGTTCGCCGGTCGGGTGAACGTGATACTTGGAATGCTGGCGATGGCCATGGTGCAGTAGCAGTTGAGTTCAGTCTAGAAAAGGCCCCAGCGCGAGCCGGGGCCATCATTGAACAGCTCAGCCGTACTTCTTCAGGCCAAAGCCGAAGCATGTGACAGCGCTAGAAGCGGTGCCCGTCTCAGCTGTGCAGCTCAGGCGGATGTAGCGCTTGAGGTCATCGTGGTTGAGCGTGATCACCTGCTTAGATGCAGCGTTGCCGATCGCAGTGAAGGTGCCGCCAGTCACAGCAGTGAACGTGCTGTTGTCGGAAGATTCCTCAATGCGGAACGTCAGATCAGCGCCAGCGCCAGCAGCGGTGCCGGCCAGGATGATCTGAATGTCGCCGTCGTACTCAAGGAGATCGACGCCGGTCTGGTTGCCGGTAGCGGTGATGGTGGTAGTAGCCAGCAGCGTGAAATGCTGCAGCTTCTCAAGTGTCTGTTGGAAGATTGCCATTGGTCCTCTTGCGGGTGGATTTGCGGGAAGGCTGCGGGCAAACTGCCGGGGCCGGCTCCACAATCGGAGCCGGCTGCGCTTTGCCCATGTTGATCAGAGCGGTGGCGTCCGATTGCTCGGTATCAACCACCTGCCCTGCCTTGACAGCCACGCCCCTGATGGACGTGTCCTTAAGGATTTGAATCAACATCACAGGGTGTTGTTGCCGCGGCAGAAGCCCTCAGGGTGACGGACCGCAAAGTCCACATCCTGCAGTGCCACCACGCGCACAGTGCCGCTGGTGCTGTGGGTGTAGGGATCCACGGTGAGATCCAATCCACTCCACATCGCCATGATCAACTGGCTCCACACCGCGAAGAAGATGTCGCCAGATTCAACCTGATTGCTGACGACGGCGCTGTAACCGTTGACAGTGCCGCCAGGCTCGAACACGTAGGCGCCGGTGTCGGTGCCCTTGTCCTTGGTCTTCAGGTTGCCGCGCATGGTGGCATTCATCAGATACGCCATGGCGCCGATGTCGGCGTTATCCGCGGCGATCTTGGATTCCATGCTCACCACCTCGGCATAGGTCGGGGTGGCGGCACCGAAGTCCTCGGTGTTAATGCCAGTGGTCAGCTTGATGCCAAGCGGCTGGCTGGTATTGCCCAGGCCGTAGAGGCCAACGCGGTCGATCTCAAGCGCCAGCACAGTGGCAAGATCCTGGCGGATCATCTGCTCCACGTCGATGCTGGCCTGCAGCATCAGGCGGCGGCTGTAGTCGGTAAAGGCGCCTACGGTTTTTGGTGAAAGATTCACCTGGTCGACGGTCTGCTGTGTCTCGGTGGGCGAACCAGATTCAGCCACCCAGTAGGCGGTCGCCGCAGCGGTTTGGCGGGGAATTGCCACGTTGCCGGTCAGTCCGGTCAGGCTGGTAACACCCAACCCGGCCAGTGCCGAGCGGTTGCGCAGCAGTTCGATGAAGCTGCCGGGGCGGAAGTCAGTGCCGACCAGATCGCCAGCGCCGGATGCGGTACCAACGGTCAGATCACGGCGCAGCACATCGCTGGGAACCATGATGCCCTGGCTGGGCTTGCCGGCACGCTGCTGGGCAGCTTCCGAGCACTCACGTTCGAACGCTGCGGCTTCCCAGGCCTCGCGGTTGTTGGGATTGGCCAGTGCGTTGATAGCGCGCTGGAAGGAGAAGCTGCGCACTTCGCTGGCGCTCATGCCGATGTCAGCGCTGCCGCCGATCGGTTGAACAGCAGCAGCCGGTGCAGCGTGCTGCTTAGCGGAGCGCTTGCCGATAGCAGCCAGCACATCCTTCATGGCATCAGCTTCGCTGGCGCCACGTTCGATCAGGCCCTGGGCCAGATCATCAGCCTTGTGCTCACGGCAGAGTGCCGTGATGGAGGCAACGCGGGAGCGCTCATCGGCCGCAGCCTGCGCCCGCACCGCCTCGAGATCGAGGGAAGTGTCTTCCATTGGGGGGTTAAGGGGTTGGGTTTGGGTTGCGGCCGTAGCCGCTCCATCGGCTTCGAGACTTCTCCCGATGCCAATGGTTGGATCGGCAGGAACGCCGACAATGGACACCTCGTAGGGACTCCACGATGTGGCGACGAAATCGCCGCTGCGCTCCTCCATCTGATTGATGGAGTACCCGACAGAGACATTCCGAAGAACGCCATCTGCCACGTCGGCCATCACCTCCTGCGCGAACGCATTGCGGCTGAACTTGACCGACACCATGCCGCGCTTCTTCTCGCCATCCAGCCAGGCACGCTCCACCACGCCAACCACACGGCTGGTGTCGTGGTTGAACAGCAGCGGCGCACCATCAGCCAATCGGCTCAGGTCAACCGCTCCGCGCTCATGGCTCAGCACTTCATTGCCGAAGTAACGCTGAACCGGATACTCACTGGAGAAGCTGAACTCCATCGTGCGCTCTTCGCTGATGGCGCTGCCATCCAGCTGCGCCGCCCGGCGATACGTCTGGCCTTCCAGATCACGCATCAAGTCCATTGCTATCTCCATCCTGGCTCAGGCTATCCAGTCCGAGTTGGTCATCTTCTGAGTCGGCGGCCTGCACGTTGTCAGGCATGTAGGCATCTTGCGGAATGATTGATCCGGCCGGTCTTGCTTGTGTCAATCCGGCCTTGCTGACCTTGCCTGCATCAATGTCCAGCGTCAGTCCTAGCTCTTGCGCGCGTTCACGCTCAGCAGCCAGTGCCACCAGCAGCTCGTCAAGGTCGCCGCCCTGCTCAGCCACGATCTGCGCCTGGGTGGCAAAGCCGCACCGCACCGCATCCTTGTAGGCGTTCACTTCCTTCTCAGGATCAACCCAGCCCCAGCCGCGCCCGATCCACTTCGCGGAGTCATACATCTCTGGCATTTGCTCATAGCCAGGCAGATCCAACTGGCCAACGGCTACAGCAGCGCGCATCCACTGCTCAAACACCGGCCGGTGCAGGTGCTCAATCATGAACTGCTGCAGCGTCCGCCAGTGCTCGCGCGACTCGAGCAGTTCCAGCCGGCTGCTGCTGTAGTTGGTCTGGCTGTAATCGGCCGACAGCGACGGATACGGCACCCCGGTGGTGGCCGCCACTGCTCGCAGCATGGCTCGCATGAACGGTTCAAACTGACCATCCGGTGCGTCCAGCGTTGGCACGTTGACCGATTCACCAGGCGCCAGGTACTTGAAGACGCCAGGCTCAAAGTTGCTCACGCGCTCGTCTTGGTACACCTCATCACCCTGAAGCTCACCTTCAGGGCTGGTGATGAAGCCCATCAGGCTGCTCGCCGCACGGGCGCGCACAACCTCAGCTTCCTCGTACCCAGCCAGGTGATGCAGCCGCTTGATTGCCGCGGCGAACATCGGGACGCCTCTCGTCTGGCCCGGCCTTTCAATCATCGCCAGGTGCAGGATCTCAGCTGCTGGCACCTCAACCAGCTGATGCCCGAGGCCGTTCTGAATGTCGCCCGGGTGCCGCGTGCGGAACGCATAGCTGAGCGGCCGGCCCCACCGGTCCACCTTCACACCCATCCGCCATTCGCTGCCATCAGGCGCTGGCCCGTCGTTCTTGTCTTCCTTCACCAGGTCGGCCTCGAGCACCTCAAGCGCCAGCGGCACGCTGCTGCCACCAAATGCCTGCGGCACCATGCGGATGAACACCTCACCGCTCTCGGCCATTGCCTGAATCGCCAGCCGGCTGATCTCGACAAAGCTCAACCGGCCGGCGGTGTGGCATGTGCTCGGCCGGCACCACCGATCCCAGGCGGTTTCAATCTGACGGTTCAGCCGTTCATCCAGCCGCCCGCCACCACGCTGCATCGGCACCTGCGCCTGCAGGCGGATGCCATGGCCGATCACGTTGCAGGCAATCGCGCGCAATGCCTGCCGCGCGTAGGCGTTATCGCGCACCAGCTGGCGGCTGCGGTTGCGCAGGCGCACCAGGCTGCTGTTGATCTCAGCGTCAGCGCTGGTGCTGCTGGTCACCCAGTCGGAGGTCAGCCTGCTGACTACCGCGCCTTCATACGCACGCCGGCCGCGACTGGCTGCTGGCTTGGCTTGCTTGCGCTGTCGCTTGCTCATGCGCCGAACCTCACGAACAGATTGCGCGGATCACCAAGGCCCGCAGCCACCTTCTCGGCAGCACGCTCCCTGGCAACGATCGCCTTCAGCTGCGCTTCGCGCTCCATCAGCTGCGCCAGGTCGATCGCGGTGAAGCTGCGGCTGCCGATGGTGTATTGCTTGGCGCCCTTCACCACAATCGCCCGGATTGCAGCCTGCACTGCCTCGAGGTCCTGCTCGGCCTGGCTGCGGCCATCAAATGCCGCCGGGTTGCTCACATAGCTCAGGCTTGGCATCACCTCCGTGATGCCGCTGCCCACCGTGATCACCGTGGCGCCGCTGCTGATCCTGCTCTGCCAGCTCCACACGCCCGCATCAAATCCAGCACTGGTGCCAGCTGGGATTGCCATCAGCCAGCCGCCATCACTGCGCGCTGTG